CGAGGCTTGCGATAGGTGAATAGCATCGTTAGCCGGGTGATCAAGAGCGCCAACTAAAGAACGATCACCGATCTTTTCTTGAATAGCCTTAACTTGGCTCTCCAGAATCTTTCTCGGGTAGATTCTCCCATTGTTATTCTGCTCGTCGCACTGTTGGAACTTGCCTCGCAGACGAAGGCGAGTGTTACCCTCTTTGCCTTCATTGATAACTTCTACTTTCTCTAAAACGTTGCACTCGACGAGTAACATAATAAATCCTATTTCTGCTTACGTGACCAGTATTTCTTGCTCTTGAATTTACCGGACCTTTGCTTACCATGCCTAACCAGAGTTCTGACGGCATATTTTTTTACATCTTCAAACTTGGAAGGGATGCTGCCAGGAGAGAATCCTTTAGCAACTCGCCCTCCAACTTCCTGTTCATCATCCTTACCCCACTTTCTTTTGGTAATGACATAAAGACGATTAGAATTTTTAGTGGAAAAGATCTGACCTACGTAACCTTTTTTCAAAGCAGTTGTGATAGAATCATAAACTTTAACGCGGGACTTAGACGCTTTAGTCTTAGCCCCACCTTTCTTCATCTTGGCCCTGCCCTCAGCAGAGCCTTGAGCCTTAGTTGCCCTTGTTTCTTTTATTACGTTTACGAGATCCATTTTTCTTTACAGGAGCTAAATTCACACCGATCATGCCAGTGGTGGTCATTTCTTCCATGACAGTTCTAGCTTCTTTTAAAAGTTCTTTGAGATTTTCGACAAGAGTTTCAAGTCTTTCTTTTAAAATGGTAGCCTCATTAATCGGTTCAAAGTCTGGCATCATTTCCTGCTTCTTATCAGGATCAGATGCTTCATTCAAAGCCTCACTAAATCCAACCACTTGATCGACAAAGGCATTAGGAACTATAACGTCCTTAAGCCCATCGTCTTTGATCGGCTTACCTTCATGATTTGGAACAATCACCTTCTCCACGGAAGGTGTTTTAGACAAGATACCTTCGGTTAAGGCTAAAAGATTTTTAGTGCTTGCACTCATCTTTTAACCTCACTCGTCGTCTTCTTTGTCTTCTTCGTCCTTGTCCTCTTCTTCCTTCTCGTCTTCGTCCTCATCCTTCTCTTCAGCTTCCTCAATGGACTCTCCGTCCTGCTCAAGGGCTTCATTGATGGTACCAAGGATGAAGTCAACGCACTCTTGCATCGCCTCTTCCGAGATCGGGGCATCTAACTCCGACTCACACAGCGGGCAAACGTGACCATCTTCGCAGGCTTCCTCAACCACTTCAACTTCTTGAGCCTCATTGATCTCCTTGGACTCAACAAGCTGGTTCGCGGCCAGGATTTGGCCAACATAATCATCATCAACATTAATGTAACGCATAATAAACTCCTGTACGTATATGTATCTAGTTTTAAAGATATAAAAGTAATAAAATTATATCTTGACCGTGGTTACTCCTCTTCTGTCCTCAACAGACACAATGGTCCTGGAATCGGATGCGACCAGTCTGGAGGTTGTCTCAAAACCCGATTCAATATTTTGCAAGGTTATGCCTCCTCTAAATCCGTTGGCTATTTTCAATAGAAGTTCCTCATCAGTATCGTAGAACATCTCGCCGACTTTAGTGATTGGCATTCTACTAAAGACATCAAACCAAGTAAATGTAGTAGAATCATATGTATCTGAGAGATAATCAATGACCTCTCGAAGCATATAAGCTGTGCCTCGTGTCGTAATTGCAGGGGCTCCGGTCAACGAGCTATATTCCCCGTTGTTATAAAAAGTTTCAGTGAAATCCGACTCGTTATATTTGTACCCTATGTTTTGAGTGTTAGCTTCTTCCCCAATGCCTATTCGATCAACACCATCCTCTAAGTTTAAACTAAACTTTTCAAGTGTAGTGGTCTGATTAGCGTCGATGCTGGCATCGGTGACCGGCAACACAGATACTGATCTTACTTGAATATTTCCAGTGCTATCAATGATCGAAACTCCATTAAAGGGATTGTACTTGCCACCGGCAACCGGGGTGACTATGAAACCAAAAGGAATGTTTTTAACAAATCTAGAGCCAATAGACGGGAATCCTTTCTTTTCAAATCCAGCCAAATTGAAATCTTTCAAAGAAGCGGTAAGCGAAGATGTGTCTAATATGTATCGGTATATAGGATCTCGGTAATCGATACACAGCATGGGTATGCTTAAAGCATGATTGTTAACGTAGGTAGCTATGTCAGAACTGTCAGTTACCCTGACGTATGTGCCACTATAACTTTCAATCAAAGGATTGTCAGTATAATCCCCGGTGACTGAAGTTACGTTCAATGCGAAGAATAGAGGGTTTGTGCTAGAAGGGCCTGAATCACCCGAAACAAACTCGTACTGATTCGTTAATGAAGACGCCGTAATAGTAATAGAGGAGTCTACATCAAGCATCTCCAATACTTTCATCCTTGCTGATGCAGGAGCGTAATAAGAATCTTCAATTAAGTTGTCCGTGTAAACAGGAACATCACCACCATTAATGTCTTCCCCGCGAACGTAGTAGCCTCCACCATCGCCTATGTTCAGCTTGGTGGTGGATCCAAAAATAGGAGATGTGACTTGTGACACGGGTGTCAGCCTATCGACATCAAAACCATCGTTTTCAATGGTAATATCATTAGTTGTCCCATTAAGCAGTTCAACATCTAACTCCATATCCACATCTTCGTTGAGAGGTCTGACTCTGTTTATTTGAAAGTTTCTCCAGGTCGAACTTTTGTTAGTTTGATAGGTGTTTAAGTTATTAGTTAAGAACTGGATAGCTAGTCGATCAGACAGTTCCTCTCTCTCAGGCTTCTCTAGAACATCAAACTTATCTTCCAACTGTGATTGGGCGGAGTTCACGTAATAATCAGGATCAAATTCGTCTATTGTCCCTTCAAGAAGATGCTTTCTAACAACATTTAGTAAAGTGCTTACTCCAATTGGTTGACCCCCTGGATATCTAAGATACTGAAAAGAGTTCGCCAACAGAGGGTTTAAGCTAACTAGTAGTTTATCGTCAGATAAATTTTGAAGGGTAATTTCATTCCAAGGCATGTTAGAATTACTGTTGCTTAATACCTCCGATACCTCCTCTGCTATTTGATTATTAAACACCTTAAGGTTGCTACTGTTAGAAACTAATTCTATAGTTTGATTAGGATTAGCCTTAAAGAAATTTAAATCAGGGTCGAATAGAACAGGCTTAGAGATACCAGCTTGAGTGTCCCTAAAGTCCTCATCTTCAACTATGGAATTAACTGATAATATGTTGCCGTTAGTCGCTTGTTGATTGTTTGTAATCTGTGTTGCCTGATTATCTACATTGACGCTTAAAGATGGGGATTGTGGTTCAGTAATTTGAGGCCGTCCAGGAATCGTCAAGCTAGGCTCACTAGGCACTTGATTACCTATGGTAGCCAAAGGGATTAAAACTACGGGATCGCCTTGAGGTGTTACGATGCCTCCTGGATCTGGTTGTGTAACAGCCCCTTGAGGAGGACATACCAAATTGGTAAACGTGGGAGATTGACAGTTCGCTTGGCATAAAGCTAAACTAGAGAACGAACAAGTGGGGTCTGGTTCCACTTGCCCGTTAGCATTTGTAATGTTAGGAGTGCAAGGAACACACTCAGTGAACACAGTGGTTATTGTTGCCTGACTTAATGGAATGTTTTCTTCACCAGGGCAAACCCCTAAACCAACAACCTCACATCTAAAGAAGCCTGGATCAGCGGTTGTTACTTGTGTAGGGTCAGGCTCGAAGGTTCCTGGATCAGGTTCCCGACCTCCTCCTGTTATAAGTGGATCATCAGGCGGAACAATAACTGGGTCGTCAGGTTGATCCGGTACAAAGGGCGGAATAAAAGGAGGATTCGGAGGATCGGGAGGCTTGGGAACAAGGATACTCGGAGTTACTGTCGGCTCCTGACCGCCTGCCCCAGGACCTTGAGTTCCTGGGAAATTCCCTCTGCCGCAAGGGAATACAGTTGGGTCATTAGATACAGGCATGACTTATATTAAGAGCAGTTAATAACCGGGTTCTTAGTTCTCATCTTAGCGCCGTTTCCTCCTAAAGAAGCTGTTAAGAAATCACCAGCGATTCCAACGACCTCAAACTTAATGGAGGGGTACAGCAAAGGAATAAGTGGGTTAAAGAATGCAGGGGTAGCAACATTGGTTCCAGGTGATGCTCCTGGCTTAATCACTTGCTGACTGAAGAAGTCTTCTCTTTGAGATGCATTTCCGTAATTCACCGAATAACCAAAAGGTGCATTATTGCCTCTTCCAAAGGGGGACCCTCCTAAAAGGAAAGGTTGAACTTGAGTAAACCCTGCAAATTGCTCAGGGGTGTTTCTGTTGTTCCAAGGGAACATGTTTCCCGAAGTCTTGCCGAGGTGATTAGTCCCTGCCCAAGCAACACAAATGTTGAAGTAATCTTTGAATTTCTCAATCCAAATTTGACAAGAGTTTCTATTGAAAGTTTGACCCTGACCTTGGTTTGTACCGCTATTACCAGGGTCGGTTGGATCACATAACGGAGTGCAATTTAAAAAGCTGACATTAACATTGTAATCTTGAACCCAAGGTGTGTTGGTGAGATCCAATTTAATGGTCTTCCTAACAAAGTTAACTTGCACATTTCTTCGGTTGATTGACTCAAGAGCTTCACCATTTAGATTCGGTGTTTGACTGCCAAAGACTGATGAGTTTGGAGCATTTACCGTTGGGCGACTGCCGGTGCTAAAGTAAGTCGGCGTACCGTTCGGACCCCAGTTGAACATTGCAAATCTGTCAAATCCACGCTCATCTCTAATTTGTTGAACGGTGCTGTTTGACCCATTATTACGACCTCCAATCCACGGAGGCATGTACTTATGATCGCCATCAGGACCCGCAGGCTCTACCAATAAACCAGCGCCCATGTTAATGTGGTCACAAACACCATCCCCAGTAAAGTTACCCTTACCATACCACTCTGCCTTATCCCAATTAGGCAAGTAAGGAATAGAGCCAGCCTTATAACCAAACTCGGACTCGACTATATCTACAATTTGATTAAATTGAGCGTTTCTTAAACCGCCAGCTATGTTAGATTTAGCCAACTTCATCAAGGCCCCTTCAGGACCCCAGAAGCCTCCTAAGACTTGACCGGCAGCAATTGGTCTAGCTCCCGAGTTCCCTGGTCCTGCAATCTGACTAACGGCAATATTTGTTTGACCAAGAGCGCTTTCAATTGTTCCTATACGGTTATTGAGATCGCTGTAGACCTCTTTTCTAACCTTCTCCAAGTTAGCCTCAGTAACAACAGGGTTAGCTATTGAAACCTGAGGTGTCGCGGCGGCGATACCAGCACGCTCATTGTAAGCTAACTCTGTGGTTCTGAAGAAGGGACGAATATCAATGAGATCATCCTCATTTAAAACGTCAGCAATTGGGCCAGCAGCCGTTTGAACTCTAATATAAGCGACGGGTAAAATCGATTGACCAATCAACTGGAATGCATTAGTCTCAAGCTGCTCGGACAGTGCAGGAGCCAAGTTCATCAAATCATCAGGCGCAGGGAAGGAGCCCCTGATTACACCAGCGGAAGTCGTGAAGCCATTACTAGTCCCGTTCTCATCACCGGGGTGAGCCAGCATTATCGGTGTACCATCTAACGTTTGAAGGCTCACACGATCGTCTGCGTTATCATTATTGGTTGCAGTCTGCCTGGAAACCCCAATTCCTGCGCCTTTTAAAATACCTAAAGTGGGCTCAGTGATCGTGGTCGGGTTACCGTTAGCATCAAATCTAGGTATGGTGGTGGATTCCTCATCAACTGCTTTTGAATAGATAAACAGCAAGTCAATTCTTTGATTGGCATTTAAAGCCTCTCTGTTACCATCCGCATCAATGTAAAAGAAATCATCAGCATCAAAGTCTGGAATAGTGACTTCCAATTCATTTGGAACGTCCACAACCGCAGTTCTAATAGCTCCTCGCCATCTCTTGATAAACTCAGATTCAACTCTACCCTGTTGATTTCCTTGAGGATTTTCCGGCGTAAAGACGTTCTTAATAAGAATTAAGTCCCTGGTAGTATCGGGAGTGCTATGCTTTAATAACGCACCTACAAAGTTAGGGTACAAGGATCTATCGTCGGGATCAAAGTCACTATCAAACTGCCCGTACCCTGGAGTCGTTGTACCAGAGACAGCAAAGCCTCTAGCTAAATGAAAGCCATCTTCATCCCAGAAAGGAAACACAAACGTTCTCTCAGCAAGACCATTCATGTTCAAGGCATTGCCTAAAAGACCTTGTTGAAATTGATCAAGGGCAGCGGCTGCTGTATCCCCAATATTCGTCTCAACCCTGTAAGTATTTAAATCAGATACTGTCCCGTCTGCGATTCGAGTATTACTAAACCCTGCAATCTGTTCAACAACCTGTAGTGGAGTTAAGCTGTAAGCATTGTTAATTCTGGAGGTGTACTTACCCGGCTTCACTCTAACCTTACGATCGCTACCTGTTACAAATGGCTTCAACTCTGAGAAACCTGTTCTGTCAATTTCAATATCTTTTTTATTGTTTTGACGAGAGATTATCCCATCCACCTGATCCTTGAGAAAGTTTTGAGACTCTTCAAGTTGTTTAACGGGGATGTTATCAATCTCAAAGTAGTAAGGATCATTAGCCTTGAAATGTCTAACAGGACTAATAAACGTATGAGGTGTATCGTAATATCTGATTTCGTTAGGCATTAGTTATCCTTTTTAAGATCAAAGTTATTTATGGAAGCAAGACCTGTGCTGTATGGATATTCATTATAGGAATCTCCACCAAATGCACTAGTAGAGTAGTAGCCCTCTACAACCTTTCCGAGTCCTGATTTACCCACAGTATTGTGTTTAGCATTGGCAAATGTATTCAACGCGGAATCGTCTAGCATTGCCTTTATAGTATCCGCACCCGCCATCATGGCTGAGGCGTAGTAAAATCCAGAGGACTGAAGAGACCCGGTCCCGTCTCTTTGAAGAATTGAAGTGTATTGTGCAGAAGCTATGAAATCATCGCTAGATGACGCAATCAAATTACCAGAAAAATTGTAACCCTGGGCAAAAACTTGTCGAGCAAGACCCTCAAGTCTAGGAGTTTCACTTGCAACCATAAAGTTTGTAACAGGATCCACCGAGAAGTAGAGTCTGAATGCTCCGAAGTTTTCAATGGAGGACGCTCCAAATGGGTTTTCTGTGCTCTTACCATAATAGTCTAACACAGACAGGCTCGATGTATCAGGGGTAGCCATGGGTGCGCCAGATGCAGCCGCATTACCAGTGCTATTAGTCCAAACACCCGAAGGACCATGATAACCTGAATCTTTAGGGTGATGTCCACTTACGGATAAGTAAGACGCTTTTAGCAGCGAAGTGTCAGCTATGTTCCAGATGAACAGTCTGGTGCAATTGTTTCCGGGTAATGGAGCAGTCCCTTCAAGATCATAAACCTGCCCTGAAGTATTATGCCATGTTGCCGGGAAGTGAACATTGTTGGTTTCGACAACGCTATCGCCAACGGCCCTAACACACATACCACCAGTTGAAATATTATCAATACTGTTAGTTTGGTTGTGTATCAGGTAGTATGGACTAGGCGCACCAGCGGCATCACTTTCAAAAACATACTTGTTATCAGCAGTGGTCGGGTTGAACACAACATCACTATGACTGACGTAAGCGTTCGGATAAAATTGAACGTACCCAGCACTAGCAAAAGTTTGATAATCTGAGTTAGCGAAATCATACGCGGCTCCAATAGAGCTTCCATAGGCACCGTTGGGATAGAAAGATTGATAATCACCAACGTTCTCCATTAAAATATTTGAATTCCTATTTGCCACAAGACAAGCTCTAGTTGAGTGGAGTTCAACCATCGTGTGGTTAGCAGGATTTGATAAATCAAAAGAGGATACTAACAGAACACCATTATTAGATTGAAGGGGAGTAATTTCTATCGTAGAGTTGTCCTCTGCTAGAACGTCCACCCCAAATCGACCAATGGTGGTCGGACCTTGAATCTTGATAGTAGACTGATTGTCCGCGTATAAACCAGCGACATTAACATTGTCCGCTCTCGTGTTAGGTCCAAGGAACACGTTTGCATATTCCCCAGACCCCCTGACAGTAAGAGTAGAGTTATCTTCTACATGAGTAAGGAGGCCGTACTGAGCCTCGGTCGTTTTACCAGCCCCAGGAACTCGCTTCATGTGAGCATGGATTAAATCAGCATCAGAGCCACCCTTTAAGTGTACAGAGGGTAAAAGCTTGTCAGTGGTTTCCTCCCTACCAAAGGATCCACTTGCGTAAACCATGGTGAAGATGTCTTGCATGGAACTCGCGTAATAGGGTTTAATAACACTATTATCGCAAACGATGTCCTGCCCGTTATCAATACAGGCAACCTGAGACTCAAGAATGCTCTCAACTGCATCTTTGTCAGCTTGGTAGAATCCAGCGTAAAGATCTTTGTTATAAACAAATTCTGAGCTATTAAGATTCAACGCTGTTGACTGGTTGAATCTAGCTGTAACAGTATCCGCGTAAATCTTAGAGCTATTAGCATCTAAACCCATGTAGTTACCGTCCAGATAGAGCCTACCGCTGTGTGTCACAACACTGTTTTTGAGTCTTACTCCAGCTTCGGTGTTAAGTTCAGCAAACATCTGGGCGCCGTCGTTCCAGGAAACTAAGGAGCTTCCGTTAAGCTCAGTTCTACCCCCAATAATCCTGGAATCAATAGCGTCAATACCGATATCATTTCGAGACACACAATACAGAGCCTCTAATGAAGGAGCAGGGACTCCACCCTCATAATTGGGATAGTTAGTCAGTATTGAACTTGCAATAAGTGACTGATCAATGTCTCGTTGATACGTGGACTTTAAGTTTATTGTAGAATTAACAGCGCGAATACCTGCGCCATAGCTTGCCTGAGTCGCATAAGAGTCTCTCTTATCAGCAAAGGCTATACCAACTCTACCTGAGCCGTCATTTGAATAGTTACGATACCCTACAAAGCCCCTTAACAGATTAACTTCAGAATTATCCACATGCAGTCCAGCTTCATTGCATCTAGACACTGAGCATCTCTCTAAGTTAACGGTAGAGTTTTTGATCTCAATACCGCGAGCCACTAAGTTTTCGCCATCGACATTAAAGTTTCTAATGAAGACGGGACCATTACAATCATTCACCTTAATGTAATCTAATTTATTAAAGTAGGCAAACGCTGCGGCAGCAGTATCGTTGGTGCCATTTTCGGTCCCATTACCCCACTTAATCTCATCACCAGTCACTTCATTAAGTGTGCTAACATCAAACGTTGCATCAAATCCTGCCTTATCAAAAGGAACAAATTCAAAAGATGAGGCTGCGGCAAAAGTGCTTAACCCTGTGTCCCAAGGATCAATTGTACTACTTAATGACGCCGTTAATCTATTTAGCTGAGTGCCTCTTACCTTCTTAGTGAAGACGTAAGGGTTGAAATCATCAAACCTTTGATCCTTCCATCTATCATTGCCTGAAGCAATATACTGGCCGTTGCTAAAGATTTGCGAAGACTGCATATCATACGCAAGCCCTGGTGCCGAGGCTCCGATTGAACTGGTAATCGGTACCACAGCGGATGCCAATTTATAGTCTGTGAAGGCAGAATCATACTCTTGAGCCGCCATGCCGTTACCAGAAATGTCCATGGCGCCAGCAAACGCTGTGTTACGGTTTATCACCTCTAAAGAACCGTAAGGTCCGAAGGCTTTATTGGAAATGTTAAGGCCCCCAAGATCGCCAAAGCTTGCAACTTCAACTAAGATAGGGTAGTTAATGACCTCAGGCAACGCATCGATACATGCGCTTAAAGTTGTGAAGTATGTTGGAGTGCAGGAGTCTGCCGCATCAGCAGAAACAATAAAAGACAGACCTGTAAGGGCTGAAGTTGGATGTCCAAATTTCTCCCAAAGGAGAGTGGTTCGCTCATCTAAATCATGAAGGGGTAGATTATCCTGTTCAAAATTGTAAAATGAGCTAGCGTCATATTTAGTAACCTTATCAGTCCAACAAACTAAAAGGCTATCCGATCCACCTGATACATATACGTCACTTGGGTTTAACATTTTATCCGAATGATATTGTCCACCTAAACACCAGACCAAAATCTGACGTTTTTCTAATATTACTAAAGTATCTATATGCCGCTAAAATAGACGTTTCAGTTGCACTAGCTTTTGGATTCTTGATGAATATTCCAATTTCGTTTAAGTTAGCGTCCTCCCCGTCTCGGGATAAGTTATTACAAGAGTCCTCATCTACAAAAATTGTAAATCGAACAGTCCTGTCGTCCACTTTTGTAACCTTACTAAAAGGTATTTTTGCAAAGAACTCACCAGTGGTGGTCGCTACGTTATTAGCCCACCTGAATCCAGAAACAACGTTTAAGTTACTGTCTCCAGTTCCGACATATTCTGCCAAAGAGGATAAGGCGCCTGAGAGATCATTCGTGCTGCTAACTTGAAGTTCTGAGCCTCCGCTGACACCAAGCTTAAATCTGTCTATCTGGTAATCCGTGATAGTTTCGGATCCCACACCCCCATAAAGGTGAGATAAAGCCCAACCAAAGCCAGAGACAATGACGTTATCTTCGTCATACACAAGCTCTTCCTGACCATCAACGATCTTATGGACCGTCAAGTGCCCTTTAATACCTAATTGATTTGTCAGTGATTTAATCATTTGAAATCTAAAGTTAAATTAAATAGTACTGATACAACAGCAAGAACTGATTTGAAACCTGATACTGTGCCAAGATCTCGATGAAACAGAGGATTGTCTAGAATTGTAGACTTTGCCGCTAGCTTATACTTCCTGTTATTATTTAGAGCGTCCCAGCTATAAGGTGGCATTAAGCCTGAGGCCAACATGTCTTTTAAGTCTAGGCAGTAAATACCTATGTGCTTAACACTACCGAAGGAGACCAAGGATAATGCATCTCCCGTCTTTGCTCTAGTTTTTACAAGTATAGAACCAATCGAAGGTGAGAAATTGGCAGATGAAGCAACGAACGCACCCTGGTCATAATCCGCTGAATCACTTACAGATAATGGGCTTACTGTCAGATATCCGTTCTTATCCATTAACCCCTCAGTATTGAACTGGCCACTGAGTGTTCCTGTGAATGAAATTTGCTTATCTTTGTCGTAAAAGTGATATTCACCACCATCAGAGGGGGCAAACCCCCCTACCTTATTCCAGATTGAACTGAGTTGACTATCAAGTATAGGATTCGCATAATGCCCTAAGTCGGGTAAAGCACTAGCGTATTGATAATCAGAAAGATTTGTAGACAACGTTGACCCTCGCTCTAACCTAGTGTCTAGAGGGGAAGGATCATTAGGGACTGAATTGTAAACAGACAAGAACTGATCATAAGTGCCCGAGAGCACATAAGAAGATGCCGCGCTGGTCGCATCAGATCCGTAATTTATAATGGTTAGTATACCCCCGTCGTAGGAGCTAGCGCCTGACGCGGATTCACCATTAACATACTGAATTGAAGAAACAGCGTGTGAGTGTCGTATGAATCCATTGGCGTCTTTTCCAAAGGTCACCGCTTGAAAGGTATAATTTGAAGTGTCTAGAATCGCACTAGTGGACGGCAAATCGGCCAGCGCCGGATTAACCGTCATGACATCAGTTAAAACTTCTCCGAATCCTTGAACAAACATTAAATTGGAATAGTCACTTCAGTGTAGTAATTACCAGTCCCAGCAAAAGCACGAGTAATTAATTCATTCGGCAGTCTATAGTCGATTCGAGAACCACCCTCAGATTCCATTATAGTCTCTGTTTTTTCTTTGTCTCGGCTTGCGTAAGCCGTGGCTGAATTTTTGCCTGCGATATTATTAAAATGCTTAAATACATCAAACAGATCTTGTTTGGAAAGCTCGACTCGATACTCAACACACTCTCGATTAAGATCTGTCAATTTACATAGAGGATTAGATAAAGTGCCAGCAGCAAATATCTCCGATAGATTCTTTAGCGTAAGGTCTTGAACCTCAAGTTTATCCACAAGCATAAACTCGTTTGGCTGTGCTCCTGGAGTCATGAAAATCTCTATGACATAATTCTGATTTAATCGGTGAAGTTGCTTGTATTCCTTTTGGTAATCTCTTGGAAGTCTGATATCTCTGTTACGAGTATTGAACAAGACCTCGAAGTTCTCAAAGTCTTCCTCGCCCAGTCCTATAACTGGCGATGTTCTAATTGACGATACTTGATCCAAACACTCGAAGTTTGTTGAATTAACCGATGCTGAAACTTCTCTTGTTTTTAATTCAAGATTCTTTGTGTGCGAGTATGTTTTCAGCATGTCATTTCTTGAAATTAATTGATTATGCTGAACCCAATACCCTTCTGGCGTAAAGCTCCACATCTGGCCATCTTCAGGTTTTGTGTGAATCCAAATACCAATACCGCGACCTCCTAGAACAGACCCTGAGTCTTTACTTATAAGGCTATTTAAATTAACCTTAAACTCGTGTTCTGGAGATAAGAAGTTGTTAGCTATGGGATACTGGGAGCCTGCGGCATATTTTGAAATATCAAATCTTAATCTTGTCGCGGCTCCATCACCGGATCGCATAGCAATAAATGTATTATCAAATAGGAACGGATCTTCATAGGAAGCGCGCTGAGAGCCAGGGACCTTAATAACAGAGAACGATGCTGATTCTCCAAGACCCGATGTTAGGACTAATTCAACAGCATCTAGAACGCCTGAGGATACTCTCTCAAAAGTGTCGAGATACATATCAGAATCACTTGAAGCAGCGAAAGAAGCAACCCCTGTGAAGGCAGCATTGGTTACATCGATTCTTGGCGTTGCAGAAAGAGAGGTAGCAACTGATGTTTTTACACTACCCAAGTCTTCAAAGTCGTGATTGTAGAGGAGAGGTCCAAACGTGTGAGAGAATATGTTTGCACCATCTTTATCCTGAATATCTGGACTTAGGCGATGCCATTCAAAATTGTCCTGATACTTTCGGAATAACCTGTGAAGATCTCTACCAAACTCAAAATTGTAGTAGTCACTCGTGTTAACAGGGAATCCATATAAATTAGCAAGTTTATTATTTGGATCGACTGTGAAGGTTATATCTCCGTTTGTTGCACTATTAACATAAGACACCGTAACTCCACTAGTCCAGTTGGTTAAGTTGTCTTGAAGAACTCCCAGCGCACTAGGGACTCCAGGACCCACGGATGAGAAGGGAGCTAACTCTCTTATGTCTTCTTCAATTGCAGGAATACCAACTCTATTAAGATCAGCATCCAGGTATTTGCGCCTCTCACCAATTCTATGCATGGCTGCATAAATACCGGGAAGTTGTCCGCGATCGGTTGTTCGATCTTTATTTTGTTGGAAGCCTCCAGCTTTACCCCTAATGTTTTGAGTGTTACTCACATCATACTCATAGTAAGTATTATCCGAGTTTAAGTTTTCACACTGAGCCCATATTGGAGGTAGATTAATATAGCTACTAACAGGAGTGTACGATAGAGTGCTGGGGTTCAACCCTAACGGAATACCACTCAGCCCAGAGGCCATATCAAAAGACACAGGCATGTTAAAGCCAGTCCTATCGCTATACCCGTTGAAGGGCATTATCTTTTCGTAGGATCTTCTTCTTGAAGATTTTCTAGGCACAGACCCTATACTTGAAACGTTAATCAATTGCGGAGAAACCAACGACTGGGTGGCAGATCTACCGATAACGTTCCCATCAGAGTTGATACCTCTCTTGTAGGTGTTCAAGAATATACCAGACGCAAATCTGTTATCCCCGGCTGCAACATCAATCTCTTCGCTATCTAAGTATACGTAGGGAAGAGAGCTACCCTCAAATCCAAAGACATCGGGAGCGGCAGATATCTCAAGTGAAATTAATGGTATCGCGTGGGCTGGTGCAAACTTATGAACAGCCTTAGATACAAAATGCAGTGCATCTCCACTATCAGTTGTATCCAGATTCTTCTTATTAAAATCAAATTCAGATGAGTCTAATACAAGCTTAAAGTGAGAAGATTTACCAGACCATAAAGACGCATAATCAAATTTCTTACTATTTAAATTTTTTATGAGATTATCGAGATTTGGAGGAGCATTGTATCCCGATGTGAAGATCAACCAAGATCCAAGTTTAGGCTCATCGTCATCATTCAGAGCCTTCGTTGTTATGTAAGAGCTTACGTCCAAAGCAAAATCTTTTCTAACCCCGAAACATGCTAACCTGTCGGATATAAACTCAACCATGTCAGCGTTTAACTCTGTATTAACATAGTAGGGATACTCTTCAAATGGAGGTATTGAGTAGTCTCGTCCTCGATAATTAAAGGTGCCGTCAAACTCAGCGAGCCAGGAATTAATGGGGAAATTATCAGGGAACTCACGAATGATTTCTAAAAGTATTCTATCTACAGAGAGTCTAATATTATCATCCATACTGGAGGTGGAGTACTTCTCCACGTTCATCTGGGCTGCTAGTTGAGGTGTCCAAGTCGTAAAATCTTTGTAGAATGGCGACTCCGTTGCCAAAGAGTAGTAAATTAAGTATGGAACATACGACTCCCAAAGCTCAGTTATTCTACTTTCAATGGGGAAGCTATCTTTAGGGAAGACCGTATTTACTGTGCTTTGGAGAGCTTTTTTAGTCCCCACCGCTTTGTAAACTGAGACCGCATTTCTAAGTTGCAATCTCCATCTTTCAGGATTGTTACCAAACAGGTCCCAACCAATCAATTGTGCGATGAGCGGTAAGTAATCATCAGGGCAGTCATCAATATCATACAGAGTTGATATTTGTTCAGTATCATTATTAATATCAAAGGCAAAGAACGATAAAGCCCTTATTAACCTAGCGAAGGGACCACTTTCAATCTTAGAAGCAGTTTGTAATCTGCTCTCTATAAAAGTATCAAACTTATCCCGAACTCTAAAGTCGGAAGAATCCGAGAAAAGCTCGGAGTATATGACATCGTTCCAAGTTTTAAGTTTATCTAATTGCTGTGTGCCACTAAGATCAGATCTTGAGCCAGACTCAAATGATGTCGGGTAGTAGGCTGAAGATGCGTTTCTCCAAACGTACTCGGTTAATCCATTGATCCCATCTTTGGTGACAAATGGTTTACCCACATAAAGGCTGCTAACTAAAGCATCCTTAACATAAGACGACGGGTCAAAGGTAGGACCCGAGGTATTAAGGAAGTACATCCAGGAAAGATTAGAAATTAAATAGTTATGTATTGCAGACGCATCGCCAATCGTAGAGAATCGAGACTCATCAGGCGTATTAAGAGTTATTGCTGACAGTAAGGTCTCATCTACATAATTTGAAAAATCTTCCTGCGTGGCAAAGTCTTTAAACTTCGTATTGAAGTAAGATAATATCTTGTCTTCAAAGTTTTGAGTTGTAATATTTGTTAGATTGTTTTGCTTTACAAAATAGGGAGCAATGCCATTAAGCGTGTTAATTGAGCTAAAGGAGGTGCCAGATACAGCACTCACGTTTAGCACTGATGAAAAATTATCAGCAATATCAATGTGACTATTAATTATCGTGTCAACAAGGTCATCCGCTTTAGGAGTTCCTGACACATCATCGTCATAAAGATAACCCGGTAGGATGAACTTTAGAGCTTCAGAATAATTTCTTTGAAAGAAGTTCTGATTTCTTAAGTAAGTCTTTCCTGACATTAGACGTATTCTACCTTAATAGCTAAATTGTTTAGCTGGATAATTTCATTGAACCCAACCTTAATTGAAGAGTCCACGTTATCCACTTCCGCATACCTAATGTTTGTTTCATCTTTCAATAAAACTCTAATCAAATCTTGAGGAACAAAGGGCTCACCAAAATCAGTGTTGTCAAAATTCATGTAATTCAGAATAGAATCCCTAGCAGACTGAATGATGATGCTTTCATTTCTTCTAAATTTCTCATCAACATTTAAAGTAATAACAAGATCAAGAGTTCTAATGAGGCCATCAACAACAACCACCTCATCCGTTAGCATCTTCTGAGATTCAACGGCTTCCAGAAGTTGACGTTTGTACTCCTGAGTCGCTCGTCTTAGTTGAGTGTTCGAGGCTCTCTCAAGCACAAAAAGATCGATAATGTTGGCAGAAGAAAATGCTCTTCTAACAGTCGCCGTGGCTTTACCAGTTGATCCATAGTTTGATGCAAATGTATTTGCAAAAGCTTTGAAGTCCTCTAAGGTAACCAGTCTGTTCTGAGTTCTAAAGAATAAAGGGGCGTATCGTTTTGCTTGAGCTACCGATTCGGCATCACGACCTCCAGTTGCGAGGCTGGTGTTCTCAACAGTTAAAGTGACAGTTTCAGTATTAGATGCAGAGACTGATGTTCCCTGAATTTGAGAATTAATCACACCCTCCGCAATATTGCCCCTACTACCACCACCCACACGATAAGTGATGACATAGTTGTCGCCTATCGAAGGGGATTTACCAATACTATCATCCCCAAACAGAATTGAGGCTTTGAAGTTTTCATCTGTTGTCACTTGAAAGACCTTGTCAGTCCCTCCAGATGCAAAGTAGATATTCTCCTCTTCCTTGTAAACGCCCTCAGTGTCTGTACTACCCGTAAGATAAACCTGAGCACTCCTCTCTACGTAAGGGGATCTAGACAAATTTACAGTCTTTATCTGTGACGGAGAAGTAAAAGTGCCAGTTTCGACAACTAAAGCTCCCTCAAGTAAAACAGCATTAGTAACCTGAACTGTCCCACCACCCGAATCACTTACAGAAAACTCCAAATCCTCAGTAGGGTCAGTCAGATCAACAGTGCCATTATTATTAACCTTATACAAGGTGTAAGATATCGACCCATTATCTTCTGGGGAGGTGATACTAATTACTCTATCAGCAGCAGAGACTGTAAGTGATGAGGGGTCAGATACTGACCCTATGGTATAGGTTAAGGAAGCGTTTGCAGCCGCTGAGATTGGGCCTTTCATGCGAACCCCAATAACCTCTAAGAGCCTCTTAACGCTATCTCGACTACGAGCGGTCCCTATGTAATTTTCATTGGCTAAGAAATCAGATTTGTTAGACTGAATGTGGCCAACTGCCGCCATCATCTCAAGGAGCAGCATACCAAAATCTGAACTTTCAAAGTTATTGTAGTCTAGGGGAAATGTTGCCTTGATATAGTCAATTAGGTTTTGACGTAAACTTTCAAAGTCTGAAGCACTAAAATCAATGAGTTTTTCTTTATCATCAAGATCAGACGGTAATAGCTTTAAAAAGTCCGATTCAACTGTTCCTGAAAAAACAACCATTAGATTCTAACTCCAATATTAAAAGCCGTAGCGATAGCGTCCCTAACTGAGCAGAACAAGTTAACCTTCAGTTGTCCGCCTCGTGTTTCAAAAACTTGAAGCTTACCAATCGCAACGGTTCTAAGGTATCTACGTATTGCGGTTACAACCTCCTCTTTTATCAAGGAAAACAAGACCTCATCTAAGGGCTCCATGAGAAACTTTTTAAGATTACAACCTAAGTCAGGTCGCATGAACCTTTCACCTCGTTGAGTCTTAATCAAAGATGACAGGTTGGATTTGATCAAATCTAAGTTTGATGCCTTGCTAAAGTACCCATTCTTTGGATTTAGGGGGACGGGGTAAGCAAGCCCTTGAAATTTAGGATCTTCTAGGGTAGGTGGTCTTTTAAGTAGACGCGGGGAAACGTTCCCGTAGGTGGTTACAGTATTAGAAATTGGCATTTTAGCTTAAATCTATGTTCTTAAAGAATTTTTGAGTGGCGTTATAGTTATTTAGGACTTCACCATCTTCAAGTGGTCTAGAATAGAAACGAGTGCATCCTAAATAACCTCGCAATCCACTAACTTTACCATTGTATTCTCCACCCATAAAGTTTCCGTTTGGATTACCATCAGTGTATCCACCGCCTAGAATCCAAGGAGTAAAGAAGGTGTCCAAAGAAGGACCCGCCTTTGAAGCTGCGATTGAATTAGCATTTACGCTGGATGCATCGTACCTGAAGGAATTATTTTGGAATACAGACGGAGTCTTAAACACTTCCTCAGGCTTAGTAGTTCCGAATACAGTCTGGTAGCTGGATGTAGCAATGTTAACTCCGTCAAGATAAACCTTGACTGAGTCTTTAGTTGGGTCTACAGTTAATGACAAATGGCAGAACTCATTCTCACAACTAGAAAGCGACTTGCCATTTAAAGTCTGGAACACAGGCACTTTCATACCTCTCCAACCAGTTCTATTACAGTTAGTATCCCTATCGGCGATAAAGCCTGCGCTAGACGAATCATATGACTGTGTAGGCGCCAGGACTAGCTGAAGACTGGATGTCGCGTTATCGGCAGCAGCGTTACTAGGGACTTTATTTTCAGTGAATCTCCTATCCCTAGTAAAGCCGTATATTAACCCTTTCGTCACACCCGTTCCTGCATCCCTATCCAGGTTGTTAATGTCTGCTTGAGGGGATTTAGAATCACTGATGCCAGTGTTCTCGTTAGCAAGAATTAATCTATACAAGGCAGACGTTGACGAGTTACCAACCTCATATCCGGCTGAGACACTGCTAAGGCTTGGAGCATGAATCCAAGTTTCGAACGATGCCCCTCTCGTCAGGTAAAACAAGTCTTGCAACTCTGTCACCTCAGGAAGTTTTATGTAGCTACCTGTAGCTGATATGACACCATTGGCATCATCATCCGTACTTAACTCACATATCCCCTCAAGATTAGCTAAACCTAAGCCTTTATTAAAGATTTCAGAGGGCGTTCCAACTAATTGTCCATTATGTGTAGTCCCAAACTCGCTGCTATTGTGTAGTTTGAAGTCAACTCCCGAGGTTTCACTTGTTTCAGCGGTAAGGTAGTTGTATAATGAAATAAGTCCATCCTCAACTATTCGAGTGTTGATCTGTAGGCTAGGGGCAGAGGAGGCGGGTGCGTCGTCAATAATCTCACCCTTGGCGACATTTGCCAATAAGATGTGATCAAGGAATACGGTGTCAGTAGTTTCAATTTTCTCAGTAAACTTAACCTCAAGAGGTAATACAACGCCTGTCACATCAGCCTGATCAAGAACAATGCTCCGTTGATTCTCAATATCAACCAGGAAATTAGATCCTGCTAAGTATGAGAAGTCATTAACAGGTATATTACCGGGAGTAAATTGAGGTCCCTTTCCAAGGAATGTAGGCACCTTCACCGCTAACTCAATTTGCTTCTTTCTCTTATTTATCTTATGCTGATACTGCGCGGTTTCAGAGAACATAACTTGCCGCATGTTATCAGTGACTGCAACTGAAGATCCTGCGGTAATTAACTCTTGCAATTCAGCAGAAACATCAAATACTTTCCTATCCTTCTGCCCTTCCAGACTTAGTAAAAGCTCATCCTTGTCATAGAACTTTGTGAGAGATGGTGAGTCGTCAATTATGTCGGGATCTAATATGGTGTCAAAGTAGTATCTTAAGTCTTTAGATGTAGTTGGAATACCTCTACCACCAAGACTAGGATCAAACTCAAGCTTCCACAATTCACCATTCGGGAATCCACCCTTTCTAAATCTTAAATCTTCATCTCTCTCTGAAAGTTCAAGTAACGCAGGTTCAATACCACTAACTTGCGAGTCATAATATAATCCATCAACCGAAAGAACAAACTTACCCGATCTTGATTTAGGCGGGCCAGCTTCGAGTCTAAACACGGATTCCACAGGGGCCTCATCCGCCCCCGGCTCTAGAGATGGGTCCAAAGTCCTTTGAAGGAGGATGGTGTCAATTGTGGCGATTTGATTAGTGGCTGAAGTTGCAAAGCCCTCAGCTTGCTGCTGCTGTTGAAGAGCTACGTTGAATTGAGAATTAATAATCTCGTCAAGAGCAGATGGGCTTAGAGTGGCTAACTCCTCTCGACGATCGGAAGCGTTTCCGTTTTGGAAATCTAAAAACTCTTTGTATTTTTCCATACAGTTTTTAGCGGCCTCAAATCTCCTACCCAGTTCGTCCGCCGCTGCTGCGGCACCCTGTGCGAACCCTATGAAGGTTCCTAAAGCACCCGTCACTCCACTAAGAACATCTAAGCCGAATCTAGACGAGGAAGAGAAATACCCAAAGAATCCATCACGATCAGGGAATAAGGATATGCCTAAAAAGTCTCTAATATCAGAGTTTATTCTCTTTACAACAGCGTCCGCTAAAGCTTGACCCTTAGCCAATGATGTGCGATAGGCTAACAAGATGGGGCTTGGGATAAGCCCAAGAACATCAGAAGCCAATCCAAGCATACAGCTTGGAACACCAAACTGACTAGCAAGGTTAGCGGCACTGCCTCCAGAACTAAGAAATGTTTTAAGATCGAATGCCATTAGATTTCAATACCTCCAGGACCTATACCTGTTGGGTCGAAGTAGTCATTAGGAACTAATTGCACCCCAACTGGAGGACTCCCAGTTGCAGGACTAACCGGCTGTGCTCTGTCGTCCTTAGAGGCGCTTTTTGGTAGGAATGTTACCGGAGTCCCGTTCAGGTTAACAACAGACCCATTTGCGTTCACACTACCATTGGAACCAATTTGAACACCGTTTCCTCCAAATATATTAACACCTTGAGTAGCGTTTAAGTTGATACTCTGTGCGCTTTCAAATTGTATATTACTAACTGAGGATATTTTAACTGTGCCTTGGCTGTCCACTTGAATTGTAGCTCCTTGAGTAATTATATTTACATGACTTTCTTCTCCAAGGGCTGCTAAATCAATATTTCTTTCCTTACTCTTTAGTCTGATATTCCCAGACCATTTACCGCCAACACCATCTAATCCAAAGGAGCCTGTTGAGTCATTTAAGATATTAATATCACCACCATCAATAATTTTAATTTTTATGTCTGATGACATACACTTGTATTCCTGACCAGACTCCGTTTCTACCGAGAATGATTGAGCGGCATAACTATCATTTGGATTAGAGCCTGTCAGTACAATGGAGTCACCTTGAGCATTTCTAACTTGAAATCCTAAGGCTCCTACATTAACCTCATCTCCAGTCTCAGACTTTAAGGTTACGTTGTTACTAATTTTGTTTTCTGAGAAATCTCTTTGAATAATAAGACCGGCTCCAACTGAATTAGTAAATGTTTGGGTTACAGGTTGGTCCTTATCGTTGTAATATTGAGCCTTAGGATCACTGCTTCTTAAAACATCTACATTAGGATTAAATTCTTTATCGCTAGCGATTGATTTTGCCTTTACAATCGTTGAATGATAATATAGTAAGGCTTCACCAGGGAGAAGATCCTCATTATACAATGCTATAATCTGATCTCCAAATTGAGGGATTGAAACGATGCCTCCCGCATTAACCTGATAAGAGGGGGATGTATAAGTGACCCATTGTGCCTCCCCGTCAAAAAGCTTAGGAAATCTAGCCTTAAACTCCCCGCTTCTACTGGGATCTGTGTTGGTTTCAACTACTCCTACGTATGCTTTCATTAAAATCCTCCAGCGGTGCCAGGTGTTTTTTGCTGAACTCTAACCATATCTTGCTGCTTGCGGTCGAGACCACCTTGATCCTGGTCAGGAATTTTAACATTGA